AATGCGATTTTGAATACCGACTTATCTGCGCTTGATAAATACAAGATGAGACGTAAAAAGCAATGGGAACTGCAAGAAAAACTCGGTGAGTTAGATGCAGTTAAAGAAGAAATTTCTGAAGTCAAAGCACTTCTGTATCAACTATTAGATAGAGTAGATAAATGACAGTATCAGTCGCAAATACCACACTCAGCGATAGTTTTAACTCGTGGCGGTTGAACACCAACTTTGCCGCCACGGTTATTTCTAATAACGTAGTCACAGTTACTCGCGCAGGATCTGCACAACGTGGAGGTGCCGCAAAAGGTAATGGTCATGTATCAGGTACATTTAGTGCTACCAATCTCAGAACCTCTAATCTGAAAGGCGGTAACACAACAAGTGGAACTGGTGGTGCTTTAACTATTGCATCAAACACGACAATCAATGCATCAGAACTTATCGTATCTGCTAATGCTACATTTACTGGTAATGTCGATTTCGTTACATCAGGTGCTGATCGTGTTATTCTCGGTGATGTTTCTCGACTCCGCGTAACAGGTGGTAGTCAAGGGCAGTTCTTACGTATTGGTACTCAAAGCGACACTCCAGACTTCAAAGCATTTACTCTCCGCGATGTTAGTGATCTGTCAACTAACTCTGCACACATCATCCTCTCGGGCGCGAATACAACCTTTAATGACAATGGTGACTCGACACACTTAATCTTTGGTAGTGGTGTTGATCGTGTCCATATGTATCTGGCAAAAGATGTTACGGCAGGTGATTCAGATCTCTACGTCAATCTTGTCGATGCGGCAGGGGATTCTGCATTTACCATTGCAGACTCAGCAAACAGTCGTGTTGCATTTATTAACTCAGACGGTAAGATATTCAGTGGCGATATTCAATCAAATGCAATCACTGCCAACGGTCACATCTTACCGGGAACTGATGACACATACGACATTGGTGCAAGCGGCAACGAATGGAGAGATGGTTATTTTGATGGCACACTGAACACAGATATCCTTTCTGTTGCAACTGGTGCATCGCAAGGTGTTGCGGCATCCCTTATTCCTGTCACAGACGCGGCAGGTAATCTTGGTTCAACCACTCGTAAGTGGGGAACTGTATGGGCAGATGCCACAAATGGTGGGGCAGGCACATTCAGTGGATTGGGTGTATCTGGTAACTTCAATGCTAACGGTACAACGACTGTTGCTAGTATCACTGCAAGCAGTCTTGCTTCACTTGACGGTGGTATTGATGTTGACGGTGCGTTTACCGTAGCAGATACAACAGGTAATATTAGCACAAGTGGTACGCTAACTGTTAGCAGTACAACCAATTTGAATGGTGCTGTTAATTTAGGTGACGCATCGACAGACACGATTACTGTTAAGGGTAACTTTGCGAATCAGTCAACCACAGGTCTAGCACAGTTTAATGGATCTGTCAACATCGGTGACGCAACAAGCGATACTCTTACTATCACTGCACGTGTGGACTCTGATGTAGTTCCTGTCAATAACGACGGCACAGGTCAATACGACTTAGGTTCAACTGCAAATAGGTGGCATCAAGTATACGCAAACAATGTGTATGCCAATAACCTAGTATCCGACAATGACGTTACTGTCAATGGTACACTGACTGTCAATGGCACAACCTCGATTGGTTCTGGTCAAACATTTAGTTCTCCGATTGGTCGATTCACGAACGTCGTTTCAACTACTCTAGCATCGTTTGAGGGCGACACTGATATCGGTAATGCTGATACAGACACGCTGACGATCACAGCAAAAGTAGACTCAAGCATCATTCCAAGCGGAACCGTAAACCTTGGTTCCGCAACGGATCAATGGAACAGTGCATGGTTCACAGGGACACTCACAACAGACACTTTAACTGTCGATGAGAATGCATCTGTCACAGGGACACTAACCGTCACGAACACTGTAGATCTCAACAGTTCTGCTGACATCTCTGGCAAGTTGTCCAACGATGGCACAACCATCATCGGTAGCAACGGCAAACTCCACGCAAACAACACCATTAGTAATGACACGATTACTAATGGTATGATTCAGTATGCCAACCTCGACTTCACTGTAACAGACGGTGCGACTAAGGTTACATCCGATGTCAAAGCATTAGGTAGTAAGGTTCAGTTAGACTCTGGTGAAGGTTTGACTTGGAGCAAGGCGGCAAACGGTGCATATACAATCGCAGGCGAGAATGCTACTACAAGCAACAAAGGTATTGCTTCTTTCAGTTCAAGCAACTTCAGTGTTTCTTCTGGCGTAGTCACTATCAAAGATGGCGGTATTGTGTCGGCAGAACTTGCTAACACAATGAACTTGGGTGCAGGTGGTGTTATTCATGGTTCTGCTTCACAAGTACCAATCATTCGCGTCAACAAGCAAGGTCAAGTAATCGGTATTTCTAATACATCGGTTGCGGGTGTTACATCCTTCTCATACACTGCCGCTAACAACGATCTTGAAATCGGTACAGCGACTGGTGTAACTTACAACGCTACTATCTCGGACGCAACAACATCCGTCAAGGGTGTAGCATCGTTTGATAGCGGAGACTTTGACGTATCTTCTGGTGCTGTGTCTCTCAAAAATGCGGCAACTGGTGCGGTACTTGCTATCAACGGCACTGCCAACGAAGTCAATGTCTCTCGTTCAAATGGCACGGTTACAGTTGGACTTCCAGACGATGTGACCGTCGCTGGACAGTTGAACGTCGGTGAGAACGTTGTCATCTCTGGAAACCTTACAGTAAACGGTACGCAAACTGTCATCAACACTGAGACGTTGACGGTAGATGATAACATCATAGTTCTCAACGATAATGCGACAGGATCACCAACGGCAGATGCTGGTATTGAGGTTGAACGTGGTGATGCCACTAACGTAAGAGTGATGTGGGACGAGTCACAAGATCGTTGGACATTTACTAACAATGGAACACTGTTCTATAATATTCCAATCTCTAGTGAGTACGATAACTATTCATCTTGGACAATCCAAGACGGTAATGCCAATACAAGCAACTACACTGTAACGTCTGCTGATGTTTTACAAATAGATCAAGGTAACGGTATCGACTCTACCATTACTGCTGATGATGTATTAACAATCACCAATATCAAACCATTCGACAATATCGGTATTTTTGATGGTGACGGTACTCTAGTCACGGTTACAAACCAGAAATATGTCAAGTTCGTTGAAGGTACTGGTGACGGTGCTTCAATCGACATCAACTGGACAGATACAGATAATGGCACATCGGGTGATCCATATGATCTATCCCTTGCCGTTACCAACACCGATAAAGGTTCTGATCAAAACATCTTTAAGACAATCACAGTCACAGATACTGACAGTGGATATACATGGGCAGATACTGGAAGCGTGATAGCAGACACCAACTTCGATACAGTAACTCTTGTCAGTGGTACTGGTGTTGATATAGATGCTGATGCTACTAACGATGCTATTCGTATTGAGATCGGTCAAGCAGTAGCAACTACTTCAGATGTTCAGTTTAGATCAGTTGATGTTGGTGTGATCAGTGGCGTAGGTGCTAATGGACAGATTCGCGCAACGAACGATATCGTAGCACATTACTCAGACGAACGATTGAAGACTATTGGCGATAATATACCAGATGCATTAGCAAAAGTCAATGCTTTGAGTGGTTTCTATTTTGTTGAGAATGAGACTGCGAAGGAACTTGGATACAATAATGCCAATAGACAAGTGGGTGTGAGCGCACAACAAGTCAATGAAATATTACCAGAAGTGGTCAAACCTGCTCCTGTAGATGATAAATATCTAACAGTACAGTACGAAAAACTCGTCCCACTTCTTATCGAAGCAATCAAAGAACTCTCTGCTGAAGTAGAAAAACTCAAGCAGAAGTGAGTATAAATAGATCAGAATAGAAATGGGGATAACCGATGGCAAGTAACATCACACTCAACAATCAGTATATCCAACTACCAGATGACACTACGGCAAACAGACCGGGTTCTCCTGCTACTGGAATGATTCGTTTCAACACGACTACAACAAAAGTTGAGACATACATTACTTCTGCTTGGAAGAATATGCTGACATCAGACGATGTTGGTTTCGGTCTACTTCATATGTACGAAGATTCTAATGGTGGGTTGAATACTGATTTCGTAAACTCAACTCAATCTCTAGATTTAACAGACCCGTATCAGATGGTTCATTTTAACAACACTGCTACGGCATATTCAATCGACAGTAACGGTAACTTAGTGGTGACAATCTAATGGCGGCAATAGGAAAAATAAGATTCAACTGGCGTGGCGAATGGGTAAGTGGGACTTCTTACCTTGTAGATGATATCGTCTCTTACAAAGGCGATTTTTACATTTGTAATACCGATACTTCAGACACAACAAACCCTCGTGCTCGTCTAACAACAAACGACGATGATGTGGGTAGTGTCGGTACTGTCTGGACATTATACTCTGTCGGTGGTTTGTCAGGTAATGCTAATGCAGGTTCAGAAGGTTATTCAAATACCAACATCTTAACCTCAGACTTCTCACACGGTCACCTCAAAAACTCACACTACAGAAGCGGAACATATTACTTTGGTGACATGGTAACCTATATCAACTCTGAAGGTATTATGGGTACATATCGTGTGAAGGTAACCTCAACTACAAATGCCCCAACCAACGAAACTGATTGGGATCGTATTGCATGGGGTGGACAGAACTATTCTCGTACAGTAACAACACATCCAGATTATGCTAGACCATTTCCCAACTCAGGACACATGGTAGATCCTGCGACTAACTGGACTCGCGATGAACTCGGTTACGCGGTAGATAACTTTTCCTCATATTATGGAACAAACTTTGTAAACAAAAACATGGGACTGACATCACCTCCGGGTCAGCAGACCTCTAACCAAGAACTTGGAGTTGTGAGTAACCAATCCCAACAGGCGCGTCTCACTGGTGAAATACCTTTCCATCATTTGGATTGGATTGAAGACCAACTAGAAACTTCTGATGGCAGTCCTCCAAAACCTATCCAAGTTTGTAGAGATGCATATGGTAATATGGTTCTCTTTGATAATGGAGAAGTACACTGGACAGGATATAATGGTCACGGTCAGAAGGGCAATGGAACTGCAACTAACGGATACCCGTGGGGATTCAGTAGATGTGGTTATGCCAATGTCAACAGGGTAGGAGAGACTACTGTACTCCGAGGCAAGAAAGCAATACGTATTGCAATGACAATAAATACAACTCCACAATCGGCAAAATCTCTGTATGCTTTGGTCGATAATGGAGATACTACAAACACATTGTATTCTTGGGGGTACAACGGATACGAACAGTTGGGTCTGGGCGAAGGTGATACCACTGCCAGATACGTACCAACAGCAGTAACATGGGATGCGGCAACCAACGGTAAAATCGTGGATGTCTGGGCGGCAGGTGGTAACTACGGACACGTATGGATTTACACTGATACCGATAAAATGTTTGGTTGTGGTTACAACAACATAGGTCAGATTGGTACTGGCGATACAACACAGTATGGTGTATTCACATTAGTTAAGGACTGGTCTGGAGAAGGTGGATATAAGAAGTTTTCTGTCGGAGGGGGTTATCAGTACAGTCATTGTGCATTTATCTCTGGTAATGGTAAACTTTGGACGTGGGGAGAAAATGCGGCAGGACAACTTGGACAAGGTGACACTACCGACAGAACATCTCCGACTCAGGTTGGAACGGATACCGATTGGCAGAATGTTTGGGCAAAGGGATATAATAACACCGTCGCATTCACCTATGCTTGTAAAGGAACCTCTCGTTTCGACAACACATTGTATGCATGTGGTTTCAACTCTTATGGCGTACTTGGCACTCAGTCTACGTCAAACCATAATACTTTTACAAACTGTTTGGATTCTTTCCGCAACAACATGACTAACATTATCGATGTTCGCGTTGGTGGAATGCCATCAGGCGGGGTTGCTTATGTCGAAAAATATCTCGCAGATGTGGAGTTGAATCAAGCATGGTATAAGACTCAGTGGTATTTCCAAGGTGTTACATCAGCAGGTTTGGGTACAATATATCAAGCAACCGCAACTACATATTATATGAACTATCATAGTTATGATGTTCCTAACTGGGATAACAATGCGACAACAGGTAACGATCATTGCTTCCATTCCAACATTAGATATGCGACAGATATCAATCCATATCGAATGAATGTTGAACCATATCAGTACAATGTATTTGAAAACGGTATGATTTTTTATGATCGTGACGTGGGACGTGTTTATTGGCAAGGTTATGCATACGCAGGATTGAGTCCAGTGGATACTTATGCTGACCGCGCATCTACAGCAGAGTCGGCACACACAGGTTGGCAAATGCAACCATTACCACTTCAATAAAAAGAACTGAGGAAGTTAAATAAATGGCAACCGTAACTTTAGGAAAAGTCAAGTTTGAGTTTAGAGGCAAATACTCTGCGGGTACTACGTACTACAAAGATGATATTGTCGTATATGATCACATGAAGTTCATTTATGTGAATGCTTCTTCTGGTTCTGGAAATGCTCCATTGATTCTTGATACAACACATGGATGGGATTATGCATTCCCAAACGTAAACCCAGATAATGAAGACTCTCTCAAGAAATGGTCTCTGAATAAAACTTACTGGGAATACTTTGAGGATGATAACAACTTTGGTGAGTATCTTGGCGCATGGAATGCTTCAACAAACTATGAGATCGGTGATGTTGTCACTGGTTCGTATGGTGCATGTTACTACGCAGTAAAAAAATCAATCAATGATCTACCAGAAATAAACATTCATGGTTCATGGCAGTTACTCATTGAGGGCGGTAAAGTCAACCACGACAGAAAAATATCTCGTCGTGGTCCTATGCAGAATCCTGTAGGGTGGCGTGGTAATCCTCAGTTTAGAAACATTACAGAATGGACTGCAGTGGGAGGTTCGGCATGGAATGGTAATATTCCTTGGAACATTACTGACGCAGAAACTGACGAACGGTGGATAGGAGATACCTATCACTCAGGTTCTGGTCTACGTGGTATTGCATGGGATGGTACTTTGGTGTTCACCTCTGCAGGTTCTAACTACGAAGGACCAGATATGTATTCGGACTCAACTCCGGGTGCAACGATCTTCCCAGTTGAACATCCTCACTTCTATTACCAATATTGGACTGCAGGTATGTTGAACAATGCTTGGTCTGGTGGTCAGATACAAAAACTTGGAGCAGATGGTGTTGAACGAGGACAACTAGATTACTACACGTCAACTGCTATCGACGATGCTCCATCGGAACCATTTGCCTCATCATATCCAAGAGTTATTCAAATACTTGGTATGGGATATGGTGGTGTTTCTGTTCTATATGATGATGGTTCTGTTCAGTATAATGGGGTCGCCTCTTACAACTCGTTGCAATACGATGACAACATCTATTCAACCCAAGGGTATACGCTCAATAGAAAGCACTTTGGTGGAAAACGTATCGTAAAAATTGCGAACGCCTATGAATATGGTGGCGTGTCGTCAAACGCGGGCAGATTCTTCTACTTAGATGAAGATGGAGACCTTTGGGTACAAGGTTACAACAATAACGGTCAGTTGGGTCTTGGTCCAGAATATGATGAGTTGAACGGTGAGACAGCATGGAGTGTAGGTAATCGAATCGATGGCGTTGTTGATGCAGGTGGTTTTGGTTCCGATATGACTTCATATAATGAAGACATACCTATCAATATCAGTCTCGGTGGTGCTTATTTTGATGGCAATAAACTTGTCGATATTTGGTGTAATGGTGGTAACTATGCAACCACCTTTGTTCTGGATGAAGCGGGTAGATTGTGGTCTTGGGGTTACAACGCAAGCGGTACATTAGGTCATCGCAGTGATACTGGAGCAACCACCACAGCGTGGATAAGAGCACCACGAGAAGTTGGTGGTCCAAACCAAGCATTGGACTGGGCAGACTATAATGGCATTCAAAAGTTTTGGTTAGCAGGTTATGACCAATATCTGACATGCTATCTATTAGACGGTGATGGTTATCTATGGTCTTGGGGATACACTGGTGGAAACAGAACTGGTGACGCACAAACATATGATAACACGCACGTACTGACTGCCGCAACAGGTAGACGTACTTCTTGGACAAATCTATCCGATGGTACGATCAAAAACTTCTGGTTGACAAACTTCCAAGGCACTGCTAATGCCAACGTCTGGTTGAAGAAAACAGATAACACTCTCTGGGCATTCGGTGATAACTCGGAATATCAGTTACTTGATGGGACTACTACAGATTCATACGAACCTGTTTCTGTGGACACTGGTCTAAGTGGACAAGTATATAAAATCACTGGTGGCGGGGTTGATGGAACTACTCGATTTAACATCTTCTGCTTAACCTCTACCAATGAAGTATTTACTATTCCTATGGCACAAAGTCCAATTGGTTTTGGGGTGGGGGCATCTGACAACAACAATAACTATCATCCTCAACAGTTGTCTGGTGAAGCACAGCATGGTTGGAAACGTGTTGGTATGCCACGAGGAGCATGGGATGGAACCATTGTTGATATCAATGCTCATGCTATGATGTACTATGGTGGTGCATCGAACTATTCCAACTATCATGTAAATCTATACTTAGAAGATGGTAGAATGTATTCAATGTGGACAGGTAGCGGTGCTGGAACTTTCGGTGGAACATATCAGTTCAGCGTAGACACAGGATTTACCAACTTATTATGGCATGGGGGTTAATAAATGTCAAGAAAGATTTTTTCAATCAATACGACAGCATCTAGAGAAAGTTTGGTACTTCCGGGGCATGATACTCCAGACTATGTTGAGACTGTTGACAGGGAAGTAGATGTCATCATGGGCGATGGCACTACACAAACTGTCACGGTACAGGACGAGTCTCCAGATCACGATCAAAGCAATCCGCTAAATGAAAACTGTTTATACCTCGGAATCGATTTAGAAAACAATAGAGAATATTACTCTTGCCGTTCTGAGATTGATATCACTAATCTTGGCAGTGCAGATGCTGATGCTTTAGAGTGGCAAGAAGAAACTTTCCCTCTTGCCAACACATTATCCTATATATTATTAGACTCTCAAACAGAGTTGATGCCAGATGATGCATATGATGTATATAAAGTAGTTGTTGAAACATTTAGACCCATCGATCCCGAGCATGGAAATGGGAACACAGGAATCCAACGTGTGGATGAAGTGGGTTACACCATATCACAAGAATGGAAAGATGCCTTGGTTTTAGAATGGGCAATGAATGGTGTCAGGGCAAATACAGAGTCATCGAATACAGAATCGTCGAACACAGAGTCGGCAAATACTTAGGAGCACACTATAAATGTTTGGACACGGACAATCCCTAAATCCTGCATCGTTTAAGTATAACTGGAAAGGGAAATGGCATCCAGATACACTGTATGCTTTTCGTGATGTCGTTCGGCATCGTGGAAGAACCTACTACTGTAATACAGAGAATCTTCTGAGAAACAATCTGCGCGGTTGGAATGAAGAACCCGGAAAGACTGGTAGTGCTTGGACTGTTCACACCCTCGGTCAGGTAAACCGTGGTGGATGGGGACCACACAAGACATATGAAGTTGGTGATATCGTCATGTATAAGGGCGATTGGTATCTCTGTAAAACTGCAGGTCAGGGCATTCATCCAGTATACGAGAATGGTTCACTCACAAACAAGTGGACACGAGTTATTGTGTCTCCTTCACTAAACCATAATGATAGATATGTTCCTCTGATGGGGCAAGACAATCCATTAGGTTGGACTCGATACAACGGTGCGGGCGGCACTGCAGGAGGTTCTGGTTCCAGTGGCGCACCGGGTGTGTGGTTAGTTGACTGGGGCGGGAACCCTGTATGGTATCATAACGTGCATAACTATGACGGACAGTACTGGAAGCATCTAACAGTTGCAACTGATGATCGAAGTAGTTACGGTAAGAGACAGGGATTCCAGTTTATTGATCGTTTCATGAACGACAAGCAACCAATCACAGGCGAAATGGAATGCATCCAGATGATGCCTGGTGGCGCACAGAGTTGGTTCCTCTTCAATAATGGAGAGGTATATTCTATTGGTTACAATAACTCTGGTCAACTTGGTTGTGGTCATACATCGAATATGCCCGCCACAGTGCAAGTTGGTATTGATTACGGAACAAGCAGTACAGGTGCCATATGGAATGGATCTATTACTGGAAAGTTCCGCGAGGCATTTATTGTTAAAATCGTTGGTAATAATCATGGCGACAAGACCGCATCATATAATGGACAATGTATTGCTCTTGATAGTGAAGGGTATGTCTGGACATGGGGTGCAGGTGATTATGGTAGAACTGGTCTTGGTTATAGTGCAAATGATTTGAACGCAGACGTAACAACACCTGTTAAAATGCCAAGATCATTCTTTGGCGGGGATACGGTTGTGGACCTTTATTCCATCTCAGCACCGAGTAATGGACTCTATGGTGGATACTTTGCGATTACAAACAACGAGATAGTTTATGCTTGGGGTTATGAGGGTAGTGGTGAACTCGGTGGCGGTGCTGCCAGATTCATACTACGTAGACCCATGCCAGTATTTGATGGCAATAAACATGGTGGTATCAAACGAATACAACCTATGTCAAACGGGACTACTGGTCATAACTGGACAATGATTTTATGTAATGATGGTTCAGTGCATTTTACAGGTGCCGCAGATTATATACACCCAACCTATTCAGATCATGGTGCCTATGATGCTTATCGTTTCATAGAAATGAAACAGTATCTTTACCAAGCATCTCGTCAGGCAGGTTCTGGTGCATTGGATTCTCACTATGGAGACATCTGGACTAATGTTGATGATCTCTGGAGAGCAGATGTAGGATATAATGCCGCAGCAAGTTATGGGTGCGGTTGGTTAAAAGACTCTGATGGACAAATACGCCAGTTTGGATATAGTTCTACTTCATATACTTCAATGTTAATGCCAGAGGGGGATCGTACTGCGGGCGGATTAAAACACCAAACACCTACCACAATCACGCACCCACCAATAGTTGACTGTGGTGCGCTTAATGGACGTGTTGATTGGTTGGCACCAATAAGTATGGCGTACAACGGGAGTGCGCGATGCGGATTCTTAGCGGCAAGCGAAGAGGGACAAGCGAAAATAAACTGGGAAGATGCCACCGCCAATGATGATATAGGTATGGGGGTCGCCAGTTTTAACGGTGTGAGAAAAGCACAGGCAATGATGCAAGGTGATTCGCAAATGTATATAGATGAAAATGCATACTCCGTTTATGGTTCATTTACACCACGAGGCGGTAAACTGATGAACAGAGTTGTTCAAGCAGGTGGTGCCACTAGCGGTTTCACTGATTTGTATGGTGGAGTAGTCACAATCGATGAAACTGGAAAAGCAGGAATAACTGGTGGTAGTAGAGACACCATCGTCGATTACTTAGAACAACGCACTAATATGGGTACAGATGTCCAAGCAGTCAATCGTCCAAGGGGTGGACGAACAGTATTCGTGTAATAGGAAAAGTTAATGGCGGCAAAAGCAAACATTGTTATAGATCAAGGCGCAGACTTTTCCTCAACCATCACAGTAACTGATGATGCAGGAGATGCGGTTGATCTAACAGACTACACTGCTTCTGGACAGATTCGTAAGCACTATACGTCGAATACGGCATATAACTTTACAACGTCTTTCGGATCTCCAAGAAGCGGTGGGTTGCTGACAATCTCTATGTCTCGCGTAACGACTGCAAACATTGAAGCAGGACGTTATGTCTATGATGTGGAAATCACGAGTGGTGCAAACACTCGCTCTAGATTAGTTGAAGGAATAGTGACTGTCACACCCGAAGTAACGAGGGGGTAATATGTCTTTCAATGCTAAACTTGGAGCATCCACAACAGGCAACTTCAAAGTAAAGTTCAGTTCACCGACACAAGATCTGACGCTTAAAAACACGAGTGCTCTTGGCGTTCGACTGGACACTCTTGCCGATGTTAATCCTGCAAGTTCTGCCAATGGTTCCATTCTAGTATATGACAAAAGCACAGATACATATGTGCAAAGAGATATATTGACGTTTGATCCAACATCAAACGCTTTCAAATTGGACGCAGGGGATGATGGTTTCTAATGGCAAATACTATCATTCAAATAAAGAGATCCCAAAGCACAGGTGCTCCTACCTCTCTTGCTAATGGCGAACTCGCGTATTCATATTCTTCCAATAAACTCTTTATTGGTCAGACCTCCAACTCGTCGGTTGCAACGACTGTTGAGTACATCGGTGGTAAGTTGCTCGTTGATAAGGTGGCAAACCTTGAGTCGATTGTCGTTGGTGGAGGATCTGGTACTTACTCATCTCTCACATTGACTGGAGCAACAAATAACTCAGTCCTGTTTGCAAAGGCAGGAGGAGTCGTGGATTACTTAACAGGAAGTTCTGGTAAGGTATTACAGATTGCCGCAAACGGAACACCTGTATTTGATGATATCAACGGTGGCACATTCTAACATGAGTGATTATGTAGATCATGAAATAATCGAAGCATACGCAACATCAAAGCAAATCGAAGAACTCAACAAGATGAATATCGAGTTGAGAAAACAGATTGCGTTTTTGGAAACAGAGGTTAATCGCTATGAAAAACTCCCAATGCCTCGTGGAGTGGTTGAACAAGTAATACAGTTGGAGGCAACGATTAGAAAACTTGAGGATGAACTGAAGTATTATAAAAAGCACGTTCCCCCTCAAGTTATTATAAATAGAGAGAACAATAAAAAACCAACGAGGAATGGTGGGATTCCCAAATAACTTAGGAGTGCTATAAGATGGCATCTATCATTAAAATCAAACGCAAGAGTGATGCGGCAGGAGCACCGGGTTCGTTACAAGAAGGCGAAATCGCGGTAAACCTATTCAGTAAGAAACTCTATGTCGGTAACTCTACAGGTGTTTCGGTTGTTGGTGGAGAAGATTTCCGTCTTACCACTCAAAACGCTACAGCAGGGTCTGGCGCATATCTCAAAGTAAAAGGCGACACAACATCAACATCTAACTCGGTTCTTATGCAAGCGGGTGAAGGTATTGATATCACTCGCCAATCAAATGGTACGCTAACATTCGCAGGGGAAGACGCAACCGATTCAAATAAGGGTATTGCATCTTTCAGCACTGATAATTTCTTGGTGTCATCTGGTGTCGTTACCATCAAAGACAATGGTGTTGCTCTTGGCACCGAGACTACTGGTAACTATGTAGAATCAGTAGCGGCAGGAAATAACTCTATTGTTATTACTGGTGCTGATGCCGAAGGCGCAACAAAAACGGTTTCACTTGGCGATAACATCGGTGCTAACACCACTGGTTTTGCTAGAAAACTTGAGACTGCTAGAAACATTGGTGCAGTATTAACTGGTGATGTTACTGGTCAAGCAAACGTATCATTCGATGGTACTGGGAATGCTCAAGCAGTAATCAGCACAACGATTGCGGAAAACAGTGTTGCTCTTGGAACAGACACTACTGGCAACTATGCCGCAAGTGTCACAGGTACTACCAACGAGATCGAAGTCACTGGTTCAGCAGGTGAAGGCACAACCTTCCAAGTTGGATTGCCAAACGATGTAACTATCGGTCAGGACTTGACTGTCACACGAGATCTCTCTGTATCACGTAATCTGTCAGTTGACGGTAACCTCACAGTCGAAGGTGCATTGACATACCTCTCAACTTCAACGGTATATGCCGATGATGGTATGTTCAAGTTGTCTGCCAACAACGCAGGTGACACGATTGATACTGGTATCTATGCCAAATATGTTGTCTCTGGTAACTCGGCAGTGCAGTATACTGGTTACTTCCGTGATGCAAGTGACGGTGTGTTCAAGTTCTACACTGGATTGGATGATGAACCGGGAACAACTGTGAACACCTCAGATACTGGTTATGGACTAGCACAAGTCGATTGTATTATCGATGGTGGTGCTTACTAAATAATATCATGTGGGGGACATATGTCCCCCTAAATTCACCATATATATGGGTTGAAAAATGGCATCTGTCCTAAAGATTAAACGCTCTTCCGTTCAAGGGAAGTCACCGACTACTAGCAACTTAGAAACAGGCGAACTGGCACTCAACTTACGTGACCAGAAACTTTTCTCGTCTGACGGTTCTGCAGTATTTGAAGTTGGTGCAAACGTTGCCATTTCCCATATTGGTTTCCTCACAGTAGGTAATACTAGTCCCTACGAACTCCCTGCTACAGATGGTACTAGCGGATACGTTCTAGCAACGAACGGGTCTGGTACTGTTTCATTTACTGATCCAACATCCGTCTCTGGTCTCAAAGGAGAGAAGGGTCAGAAGGGCGAGAAAGGACAGAAGGGAGAAACTGGTGCCGCAGGTGCAGACGGTTCTGATGGTTCAAAAGGTCAGAAAGGTGAAGTCGGTGCTAATGGTGCCGCAGGTGACACTGGTGCTCAAGGCGATAAAGGACAAAAAGGCGAAGTCGGTGACACTGGTGCTCAAGGCGATAAAGG